TTATGTACGTGTTATGATCGCTTGTGTGATTATTTTATGGTTCAAGGTAAGTCTCCTGAAGAGCGAGAAAAGTTGAGCCAGAGATTTTTATCTCCACATGTTTGTTTACCGCGAATGTCATTGTATGATGAAGAGATTAATATTTACGATCTCGTTGATCCACCAATATCTGAACCTGCGCCTGTTTCAACGTCGCGTAGGGTTTATGAAAGAGTTCGAAACGCTATTTCTAGCGCATACGAATATGTGAAATCAATTATTGCATCTGATCGCGGTATTTTAACTATAGCCATTACATCTTTCGTGCTCGTAGAATTCACTGCGGTAATGTACTCATTTATCAAAACAAAATTTCCGAGTGCTACTGATTTTGGTGAAGATTCTATCTTTGAGAGTGAGACCAGTGAAAATGCACCTTCTTATAGTGCGCCACGACTGGTTCGACGACAGAATGTTGTTGCTGAAACAAGTGAGAATACTCCAACATATGCAAAACCTATCCTTAAGCGAGCAGCAGAAAAGGTAGCACAAACTAGTGAAAATACGCCAACGTATTCGAAACCAAAAATTACACGTGCACCACGAATTGTCGGAGCCCAAGCATATGATGACCAAAATATAATGATAGAAAATTCATTACGGTCACACTTTTGTCGGCTCAGCATGTTTTGCATAAGAAATGATCGTAAGCTCGTTATGTCACAAGTGGCTACTATAGTTGCTGTCGGGGGAAACGTATTTATGACCCAAAAACATAGTTATTTGCGTTATCAACAATTATTGGCAGCAGCTCAGGAGCACAATTGTGAGATGAACTACGAGCTCCATACATGTACTCGAACTACCATGTCGTTTACACCAAAACATATTTCATGGTATCTTCCTGAAGGAGACCTTGATATCGCGTTCTTACAAATTAAACGTGGTACAGCCTATAAACAAGTCTCCCACTTCTTTTTACGAGAGGGAGATAGTGTAAATCTTACGGGTGCTTACCTTTATGGAATACGAACACCTCTTATTAATGGAATGATGGTTACAGACACGACTATTTTACCTGTTTCACAAACAACAATTGAAGATGTCGAATATGATACAGGTGAGTCGATTTGTATTTTGGACAACACCGTTTTGAAAAATATTACATTTACGGGTGTCCAGAACTATGTCTACCAAAATAATCACACATTGAAAGGAGATTGCGGTATGTTACTAATGGCTAGTGATTCTAAATTAAATACACGTCGTATTTTGGGCATGCATATCGCAGGTTCACCATCGACAAATGAAGGAGTTGCTGTCCCAGTTTTTGCCGAAGATATCGATGATGCGATTGCGTATTTTAATCGTAATGACCGCGTTATAGTTAGTCAGCAATGCGAGATGACAGAGTTATGTCAACCCG